ATTTCTCTCATTCTGTTTAGTCAAGTCAGACTGAGTTGCGTCACCACAGAACATGATCTTAGAGTTCTCACCGATACGGGTGATCATCGAGTCAAGTTCATGGAAGTTGAGGTTCTGGAATTCGTCAACGATAACAATCACATTGTCCAGTGTGGTACCACGAATGAATGATGTGGACCAGAAGGAAATAGTTCCCTGTGCCTTGAGGTTGTTGTACAACATCTCAAACGATGCGTCATCAGGCATCTCAAACATGTACTTGACCATATTCTTGTATGGAATCTGATACAAGGAGGACTTATCCTCATGGTCACCAGGAAGGAAACCAATCTCTCTGGTAGGTACAAGGGACCTGACGATGTAGATCTTCTCGTAGGGTGTCTTCGGATCCAAGACATCCATAAGGGCATTGTAGAGGGTAATAAACGTCTTACCTGTACCAGCACAACCATACGCAACGAGGTTCTGTTCTTCCTTAAACTTATCAAAGAAGATCTCCTGATTAGGAGTGATAGGTTCTACCTTCTTAATGAAGTCAAGATTAATTGGTTTCTTTCTCTTCATCATCTTGTTACTCATACCGAAGGGAACTGGATTGGAAGTAGTTCCAACACCTGTTTTCTTTTTTGCTGGCATAAAATTAGTCGTAGTGTTTAAGGTTAGAACCGGGTTGTTGTTGTGCCTTTGAGATTACATCTTTCCAACCAGGGTGTTTCGTATAGATTTTATTGAATGGATCACCCATCTCTACACCCATGACAGGTGCATTGTAGGGAGTGTAGTATCTCTCCCATTGAGGGTTATTCTCAAGCCATTCATCCCAGTCATGAATACTCATGACGATTTCTTTCTCCTCACCCGTCTCTTTGTTTCTTACTGGGTATGTTGCCACGGTAACTCCATTGTAATGTGTATATTTATTACCAGTCTAAAGCTTCTGCAATGACTGGGAACTGATCCCTGAAGATGTTCTTACAAGATAGTGCGATGTCCATGTGTTCTTTCTGGGTACCATTAGCTGAACGTAGTTCAATGTAATGAATCCAGGAGCGAACAGAACCGGTCATGTACATCCTGGTTGGTGTAGCCAAAGGAAGTACAAAACGAGCACACTCCTTGGCGACTCCAGCCCCTAGCATTTGATTGTAGAGACTCTGTGCAGAACTGAATAGTGTGACCATCTGACGTTCCAATCTATCAACAATCTCGGGATCAAGATCATCAATACTATTCTGACGATTCTTTGTGTCCTGACGACGAAGTTCAGGAAGTTCAATGTCAGCAGTCAGCAAATTGGTACTTGCGTACCGTTGAGAGAACTCTTGAAATGTAAATGAACGATGCCTTAGAACTTGAGCAGCGATACCCCTAGTAGTTTCAATTTCCAGACTCATGAAAGCCTGTTCAAAGATTGACCAGTGTTGATGCTTAATACAATACTTGAGAAGTCCTGCAAAGTTCTCATTGTCCTGATTGTTTGGATTAGAAACACGAGCACAGTATGCTATGTGTTGCTCAGCATCAGGAGTTACTGAGATGAGTTTTGCTTGATTCATTCTGTTTCTTTTTAAGTTTACGCTCTTGTTTTACTCTTTCCACGTACATCCTTTCCCCTTCTGTGAAGAGCTCTGGGTGTTTAAGAATGTACTTGATTGCTTTTTTTGTTTTCATGGTTGAAGTAAGCGTTGAAGTATGCAACGATTCCATTACTCAACTTGTTTCCCTGTGAGATCCAAGTGTCTACACATTCGTAGATGTCTTGGGTGGAGTATGATGCCTGATCGATACGGATACCACCATATCTATTTAACAAAACTTTAAGACACTGTTCTCTGAGTTTCATTCTCTCCTCAGTGTAGCGCCAGTCATCATTCGTCATCTTCAAATACCTCTTCATAATCAGGGAGGGGTGGGAGTTCTTCCTCTAGACCCTTTGTGTAAGCTTGAACATCAGAATACACCTCAGACTCCAATGCGTCAACCAGGAGTCTCAGATTCCTTACGATGATTTTGAGTTTGTCTTTTTCCATACAAAAAAGGGGGGACAAGTCCCCCTAGTATAACAGATGGTTAACCGAGTGACAAGTGTCACTTGCTGTAAGTACGACCACGATAACAGAAGGTACCGTGAGTCTCCTTAGACTCTACACAACGAGTGTCATACTCTACACCACGATAAGAAGTGTGAGTAATCTGTGCGTCATGAAGTGCAGATGCTTTTTGGATCTGCTTTCTAATGAGGTTAAGTGTGTTCATTAGTTTACTCCTAAAGTAGTTGGATTTTTAGGTCCGTTCCTTTAGTCGTTTGCGTCCCATGGACAATGAGGAGTTGCCTCTTCAATTGTTTCTACTAATTCAATCTTTACCTGTTTAGGTAAATTCTCCTGCCGATTAACCCGAATCATAATTGCATCGGCATCAGCACAAGCGATTGAAGCGTAAAAAAGAATATCTACCATAGGATGAACGCTCCGTTCCGCGACTTACTTGCGTCCCCTCAGTGGGGATGAACGACAGGTCTAGTATAGACCGCTGTATCTATTTAGTCAAGTGTGTCGAAGTCCTGACCTTCCTCGATAAGTTTGGACACATAGTCCTCTGTCCCATCCATGGTCTTAACCGCAAACAGGTTGGACTTCTGATACTTCTTGACCTTCTTGTACTTCTTGACGAGGGCTTGGACTTGTTCTTGTCCCATGTCCAGTCCCTCAAATTTAATATTGAAACCGTTACTCATGACTTCTTTTTCTTCTCTGGTTTGGGTTCGACACCATACAGTTTGGGATTACATGTACCCTTTGCCTGGGACATGTTCTTGAAGTCACCACGATAGTTATCCCAGTAATGATCAAAGATGTCTGCCATCTTATACGATGTGACGATATCAAACTTGGTGATACCATCCTGAAGATACTCTACAAGAAATGCACTAGTAGGAAGTTTCTTATCATCGGCAACCGTTGGATCACAGTCCTGAAAGAGAAAGTTAATCTTATCACTCAAGACCTACCTCCCCACTGGATGTCAGGAAATGCTTCTTCAACCAGAGCACGGTTGATCTTGTAGATACTATGGAGTTGCTTGTCCTTGACCAGACAGAGGAGGTCAGCCTCGGTAGGATGAAGACCCTCAAGACACTGGATGAACATAGACTCACGACGAGTCTTAGAAAGACCATCGTTACCACCTTTGACAAAGTGATACAGGTTCTTGTACTCCTTACGGAGAGAAGTATGGTCAGTCCCTACAGGAACTTCATTCCTCTGATAAGGAACTTCTCCTTCAGGGAGCATGGACTGTACGGTGTCATCGAAGTTCCAGATCAGGAGTGACTTCAGAGCATCACATTCATATTCTTTCAGAACCTCAACCTTCTTAGCCTTTGACCGTTGCTTGGAGACCCGATCAAGGATCTCATGCATGAAAGGGTTGGGAGGTAATTTAGTTGATGTAGGCATCGCTGTAATGATTTTGTTTCAGTATAGTGGATAGTGGGTGGGGTGTCAATCCTCTGACTCAAAGTCTTCAAGTCTGTTATCAAATCTGACTGCAAGGATGTCGTCTGCAATGATCTGACCATTCTCATCAAACATTTCTGGGTGTGTAGGAATGTATTGAGAGGTTCTATCGATGGCATACTCCTTAAGGAGATATCCTACAACACCTCCAACAATTAGGAACATGAATGAGATAATTGCTGAGAACGTAAGTGTGACTGCTAACATGTTAGCCCTCCTTTTTTCTTATGTCAAATTGAATGTCTAAGAAAAAATGGATCTCTCTTGATAAGAAGGATACCATCTTTCCAAACTTAAACTGAAAAGTCTTAGGTGGTGACCTCCTTTTTTTATTTCTAAGTAAAAGTTCAAACCCCTTATTCATGTTGGGGGTATCAAACTTTTGATTATTTAGTGGTCCTTCTTTTTCTTCCAGGTCTTTTGTCATTCTTGTACCTCTCGGCGTCACTTAAAATTTTCTCTAGGTAAGTCTTTATCTTACGACCCTCTGGTTTACCCAGGTGACCATAACCTTCCCTGAGTTGTCGGTGCATCTCATCACCACCTCCCTCTAAGTATCCCTCAAGGTCCAGGACCAGGGACTTAATCTCTGAGGCTGTACAACTCATCAAGAAATGTTCTATGACTGTTCTGGATACCTTT